CTATTGAAATGATGCATTATGGAAGAAGATAATAAAGATATTGTAGTACCACAGGCGTTCTCTGATGACCTGTTCAATCCAAAAATAACAGGCAAACAACGTAAGTTTATTTTACTGCTTGTGCATTCTGAAGGTTTAAAAACAGCTAGACAATGTGCAATTGAAGCAGGATTCGCAGCTGGGTCTGCAGTTGTGCGTGCTTCAGAGTTGCAAAACCCTGAGAAGTATCCATTGGTTGCAGGAGCAATTGAGTCTGAAAGAAGAGCTATTGCTGACAGGTACAAGTGTACTCAGGAACGGTCGTTATCTACATTAGCTCGCATCAGAGATAAAGCGTCTGAAGCTGGGAACTGGAATGCTGCCGTAGCTGCTGAGACCAGGCGTGGACAAATAGCTGGGTTGTATGTTGACAAGAAAGAAATCCTTACAGGTACAATTGACTCGATGTCCAGAGATGAGGTTGAACAGAAGATTCAAGATTTGAAAAAACAATACAGTATTGAAACTACGTTTGAAGAGATAAAAGAATTAGAAAATAAAGCTTGACTATAAAATAGAATGGGACTATATAGTCTTAAAAAGGAGAAAGTATGGAAAGCAAAGAAGATTTTATTAGAGAAGTTAGAGAACTATTAAATGCTAACGAGAAGGTTGTTCATGTAGAACTAAACCAGATTGTTGACATGGTGCATGAACTTGCAGAATCATATAGGTATTAATATGTTAGTAATAGTTAGACCAGATTTGTACGAGTATATTGCATTACCTATGACAGATGATTTGTTTTGGCGTAGAGTAGAAAACTTGAGGCGTGCAGCGCTGACTGCTGAGGACTTTGAGTTTAGGTTGTTGTATTACAATCAGATGGTAGAACTGATGAAGAGGTGTCCATGAGAAAGCAAGCTATCCCTGTTGATGAACTGCCAGGCAAACCTGCTCTTGAATGTGGGTGGAGTTGGACTGCCTTCTTTTTCACTTTATTTGCGTTCATGGGGAATAAAGTGTTCTTCATGATTCTTGGTTTTGTGTTCTTGTTGAAGCTAATATTTTCATGAAACCAGAGAGTAAATTTTGGAAACAAGTAAAGGAAAATCTAACAGACATCCATTGGACTAGATTAGAAAATCGTATTGGACAAGGTATACCAGATTGCTACGGGATCTCTGCTGGTATCTCGGTTTGGGTGGAGTTGAAAGTAATTCGCAGTAATAAGATTGTTCTCTCGCCTTTTCAAAAATCGTGGAATTATAGCCATAGTTTACAAGGCGGTAGGAACTTTATTATGGCAACGACCTTCCCTCAAAGCTTACTGTATATCTTTTCGGGAATCGTTGCCCCTTCCATTGGCTCCATTGCCAACCTTCCCCCGCATCACTGGACAGTAGACATGAGCCCTGGGGCTGCATCCTGGAACCAGGTGTCCCAGATCCTTCTGCATTCTCCATTGCCGAAGCCCGCCAAGCTGCGCAGTTACACGATGAATCCGTAGCGTCCCCCGCAGCTGAAGCTGAGCTTCTCCATCTCCATTGGAAGAAACCCGTACTGTTCCGCCATAATAGTAGATCCTGGTCCACGGCACGTGCAGCCAGGGAACTTCAGTCCGCATCTCCATTCCCCATTGGCGACCCACGTAGCTTTGGTAGTATAGTAGTTACAGGACTCAGGAGCATCTCCAGCTGAAGGAACTGTGGTTGGATGAAGCTAGGTAATTTTTTTTACATCTCTGGGATGAAAGTACTTGACTATCGAATAAGATGGGACTATATAAGTATCAGGGTCGGTACCGAATCCGTTTGGAAGTTTCATGAACGCCGACCCCATTACATTAGAAAGGAAGAAACATGGCAGAAACAGTAACAGTATTAACAACATGTGCAGACCTGATCCACGAGCGTTGGAAGCAGAGGCAAGAAGACTTGAAAGATCCAGAGTTTGAAGGACTGTCCTTTGATTACGTTGAACCGCATACATTCACCGACCAATTGGAGGGATACTGGCGTTGGCAGTTCAGCTGGGGCGGGCCCAGCGACGAGCTCCGCGCATACGTGAACGAGCACCGCGAGATCCATCGCCTGGAATACTGGTACCTGGACTGGGGTGACGGCGCATCCGTTCAGGTGGCCCAGGACGCTGAAGCTTGGTCTCAGATGCAGGAGATGGTGACATGCTCCATTACTTAGCTTCCGCATTGTTCATCTACATCGTCTTCCTGGTGCTGCTCCCGCAGCAGGTAGCTGCAGCAACGCTGCTGCTGGTAACCACTGTGTTAACTCTGGTTGGGAAGCTAGACTGGACAACAGTGCCGTGGATTCCGTAGCTCTGCATCTCCATTCCATCGCGGATGCGGGTCGTGTCCCTAGTATAGTAGATTCAGGAGCTTCGCACGGGGAGTTGCTGAAGGAAGTTCCTGTGGAAAAAAAATAAAAAAAGATTTGACAGATGTAATAGAATGGGATATAAAGGGATAATTAACTAGAAAGACGAAAGGAAAATAAAATGTCAAAAGCTGTTAATATATTAGAAGTGCTAGAAAAAGCACACCAAAGCAAAGCTAGTGTTAGCAAAAGAAATAAACAGGCAATCATAGACGCCTATGGTCGTGCCTTAACAATGCAAAAAGTTCTAGCTGACTTTATCAAAGTAAACCGACAACTAATGATTGATTTAGCGTTTGGGGAAAATGCTAATCTATTACATGGGAAGGATTACTCACTTCATGTACAACAAAAACTGGGTGCTAAAATTGACAGTACCCTTGTCAAAGAAAAACTTGGCGAGTTGGAATACCACAAATGCAAAGTTCCAACGGAGTATAAAACGATACAAGCTATGCCTTTATCGGAAACTACGGTGTCGAGAAACAAAAAAGCAACGATAGACGAGGTAGCTGATTTCAGAATTTCTGCTTAGTACCGATAAATTGCCTAAGCAGAAAACTAATTGTCAACTTTAGTTCAGTCGACAATGTGGGGGGCGATACCTACTCGCCCCCTTTTGCATTTCCATTGCATCACGGCAAGAGCCGTAGTACTTAGTATAGTAATAATTAGGAATGTGCTACGGGGGGAGTTGGTCGGTCGTTTGACCTGTGTAAAAAAAAGAAAATAAAAGTTTGACTATAAAATAAAATGGGAGTAAGAAGTATCTAAGAAAGGAGAAATCAAAATGCCGAATAATGATGACGACTTATCAAGAAGATTAGCAGTTGTTGAGCAGACCTTTGGTCTAAGACCTGTCGATAACAATGCAGTTGCTAATCCTAATCCGAATGATGTTCATGCAACCCATGTTGATAACATTAATTGGAAAGCGTTGTATAAAGTATTAGAGGCTGAAGTTGAGTCAGTAATACTTGACCCTAACGCCCCTCAATACGTTAAGAACTTATTCTCGAGAATAATGTCAAGACTACAAGAACGATTACCACGATAACTATTTCCTATAGGATCGGCGAGGGGGCTTATTAGCCCCCTTTTTTATTTATCACCACTCCTGGTTCCAGGCAGCAGCACACGCTACCACCAGCTTCCAGGCAGCAGCAGCATCAGGTGATGCAATCACCAAACAACATTAGGTACTTACAACCAACCTGATATACCATATCTGGTTTCTAGACACCCCCACACACCCAATTTGCCCCGTCGCGTCGGCGTCGGTCTAAAGTCTTGAGTTTTACACAAACAGAGACTATGGTATAACTTTTTTATGAGTAAAACCAAAATCCCAACGGATTTGCTAAAATACGAATTAAGGAATTTACAAATCAAAATTGCACAGGAGTCCCGTTCCTCCTTCCTAACTTTTGTAAAAAAAGTTTGGCCTGAATTTATTGCAGGTTCACATCACAAAATTATTGCACAAAAATTTGAAGACATTTCACGTGGAAAGATAAAACGATTGATTGTTAATATGCCACCAAGACATACGAAGTCTGAGTTTGCATCTAATTTATTTCCTGCATGGATGATGGGACAGAAACCTAAATTAAAAATTATACAAACAACACACACAGCAGAGTTATCCTACAATTTTGGTAGAAAAGTTAGAAACTTGTTTGATCAACAAGAATTCAAGGATGTATTCCCTGATGTAAGTTTATCGCAGGATTCCAAGGCAGCGGGTAGATTTACCACAAACAAAGGTGGTGAATACTTTGCAGCAGGTGTCGGTGGTGCGATAACAGGGCGTGGTGCTGATTTGTTAATTATTGATGACCCTCATTCCGAGCAAGATGCACTTAGCCAAACAGCCATGGACAACGCCTATGAATGGTACACCTCGGGCCCCCGCCAACGTCTACAACCTGGCGGTGCTATCGTGGTGGTTATGACAAGATGGTCAACTAAAGACCTAACAGGTAAATTAATAAACGCACAATCTGATCCAAAAGCAGATCAATGGGAGGTTGTTGAGTTTCCTGCTTTGTTGAATGATAAACCGATGTGGCCTGAATTTTGGAACTTGAATGAATTAGAGGGTGTAAAAGCTTCCTTGTCTGAACAAAAATGGCAGGCTCAATGGCAACAAGCGCCAACGTCTGAAGAAGGATCTATTATTAAACGAGAATGGTGGAAAGTCTGGCCACGGGAAGATATTCCTGATTTGATGCACGTTATACAAAGTTATGACACAGCGTTTAGTAAAAAAGAAACCGCTGACTTTAGTGCGATAACCACGTGGGGCGTCTTTAAGCCCGTGGAACACGGACCATTCCACATTATTCTTTTAGCGATGCGTAAAGGCAGATGGGATTTTCCTGAACTCAAACAGATTGCGTTAGAAGAATATCAGTACTGGGAACCCGAAACAATCTTGATTGAAGCGAAAGCTTCTGGTATGCCTTTAACCCACGAGCTACGGCAAGTGGGAATTCCCGTCGTTACTTATACGCCCAGTAAGGGCAATGATAAGCACGTACGCGTCAACTCCGTAGCTCCCCTTTTTGAAGCAGGTCAAGTCTGGGCAACCGACGACCGCTGGGCGGAAGAAGTTATTGAAGAATGCGCGGCTTTCCCTTATGGTGAACATGACGATTTAGTCGATTCAACAACCCAAGCGTTGTTGCGTTTCAGGCAAGGAAACTTCATACAATTGGAATCTGATTACGAAGATGAACCAATGTACATTGAACCAAGGGAATATTATTAATG